AGAAGTTCTGTGAATAGAATAAACTCTTACATATTGAAAGTTGGGATCTAAATTACTAAGTTGAATTTTAAAACTTATAGGAGATATCTCCTCTGGAGATAAAGCCCTATCAACTCCACCAACTGAAAATAGACCAGTTGTATGGAAAAAATTAGTTTGTGGACTATACGCATTGAAATATGTAAAGCCATATTGTATTAATCCAGATGCAAAACTACCTCCAGAAGTTTGAGGAGTAACTATAACAGATTCATTTAAAGCCATAGTTGGAGCAAAATTAAATGAATCTTGATTCCAACTTGCTATAGTAGTTGAGTCTGCTTTAAAGTTTATAACTCTAGTTTGATTTACTCCATCTACCCAGTATACCTTTTGAACATCCTCTGTTTCAAAATAAGGAAGTGTTTCTAATGGGTGCTCTATACTAAAATTAAGATCTCCATTAAATAATAAGGTTGTAGTAGATAAATCTTGAATTCTATAAATTCTATCAGGCAATTGAGTACCAGGTTGAGTAGTAAACAATATTAAATAATTGTTCAAAACTGCTTGTCCAATACATATACCTTGAATAGGTATAGAAGTATTGATTAAAGTATTACCTTTTTCATTTTCAATACTTAAAAAGGAGTTACTCTCCATTGGAGTAATCCTTATATTTTTATTTTCAAAACTAACTTCCGGATTAAACTTACTTATACTTAAATCCTGATTCATCCCTTTTGGGATAAGTTGTGCAGCTTTTATTTCCATTAGTGTACATTTATAATTTCTTTACTACCTGTATTTCTAAATCTGTTAGAGAATTCTTCATTTCTAACTAATAAGGTACTAAACATATTAAAGAATGCCTCTGCTTTACCTAAGTCAAGTCTCCTAGAAGAAGTTTCGTAGGCTCCTACAGCAAAACAATAGTCTTGTTCAAGTCTCTCTAACATGCCGGCCTCAATTTTCTTATTCATATAAAGAATTTTTGCATACTCTACTTCAACATAAAGTCTAAAAGCTCTCATGAATGTTGGATCATCTGGAATAGCGGGAACTCCATCAAGTATAGGGATTGCATTATAAATTAATGATATTGGTGTATCCCTAACTGATGTATAAATATATCCTCCTTGAATTGAATATGTAAAATCTCCTGTACGATTAAACTTACCAGTGAGGTTAGTATTCACATCATTTGGGACAGTTTCTGTATCTCTATAAAACTTATGTAAAGTATCAGTAGCGTGTCTAGCAGGTACTCCAGCAATTAATATTTGAATAGGTTCCACAAAATCTACTGGTAGTTCTGCTCTATAATTAGAAGTAGTTAATTCTGCATATTTCTCTTCAAATAAATCTGGCACTCCAACAATACCAACAAAATCAATATAGTAGTCTACTACAGTTTCATAATCTAATCCTGTAAATATTGGATTTCTTAAAATCTTATCTAATATAATTTTTATACTTGTAACTCGTGTTGCCATCTTAATATTTTTTATAACCGTCTACTTTACCTTTGGTAATTGCTTCTTTAATAACTGCTTTAAAACTTCTTTGAGGTCTGAATCCTACATAAGATTGATTTTTAAACATTGCAGTTTTTTTAGTGTATCTTATCTTAAATACTTCTTTAACATCTCTTCTAATTAAGAGTTTTCTTTCCATAGCTGAAGAATCTTCATGCCATACCTGAAGAGTTGTTTGCCAATCTATAGGAGCTGAATTAATCAGTTTACCTTCAGGAGTTATTTTTAGCACGACATCTTGTTTATATAAATATAACTCTCCCATTCTATATGGGAAAATTATAGGAATGCCTTGACAAAAGTCTTCTACAAGTTTTTTATTTACAGTACTAATAATTTTACCAAACTGTGCTTCTGTTAATACAAACTTTTTATCATCCGGTCTGTGGTGCCTATACCAAGAAAAAGCATCTCTTAATTTATAAGAGTGCTTAAACTTAAAGTTGCGACCATTCTTCCACCTTACTATAGTAGAAAACTCTTTAAAATCCTCCATAATTATTTAAATTTAGTATCTGCAGATTGTCTAATTTGAACAAGATCCTCTGTAGCATTGTTTTTCTCTTGATCTGGTAAGAATTTGAGTTGTCCAAGTTCAGTGAGTACTCCAGTAATCACCTCTCCAACCATGCTTTCCTCTACCGGAAATTCTACATCTAAAGGATCTGTACCTATTGGCACCTCAGCATATCCAATAATATCTATCGGATTATCCAGAAGTGCGTGTAAAGTAATGCTAGAAGGTCTGGATTGAGTGAGACCTGGTACACTTTGCATCTTAATGTAAAGGTAATTATCATAAGCTATAGTACAATAAATTATATCCTTTAGCCACTTATTCACTTGCACATATTCAAATCTTTCTGGGGAGACTAAGGTGATTTTGTATTTGTAAGACTGTTGATCAGTAGATGTAGTAGAAGCACTTGTGTGTAATTCTAAACCATAGAGGTTAACTAAAGGCGGTACCTTTTTTAATGACTTCATTATAGAAGAATCATTATTAAATGGTATTGTAATTTGTTGATACCAAGTTGCTGAAATACTTCTTTTAAAGCCACTATATCTTTGTTTTAGAATAGCGGCTCTATATTTATTTAGTAAAAATATAATATGATCGACCTCCCAATGGCTGTCATCTACTTTGATTTTTAATTCATCAAAAATCATATATACTACTTGACGATATGTGCTCATATTATTGATTATTAATATATGTTAAACCCTCACAAATATAGTTCGATATTACTATATATGCAAGGGTTTAATACAAAATTATATTTTAAGTACTGCTATATTAAGATAGAGTACTTAAATAAATGCTTTTATTAAGGGATTCTTTAAATTCTTTTAAAGTCTGCCTAACTCCTGAATAAACTGGCGATGACAATGCTTGCTCTAGAGATTCAGTTTTGGCAATTAAAGCTTTTAAGATTTCAGCTATATTTGTCGAATTAGGAATTTTTGGATATATAATTCCATACCCTGGCCTCTCCTCAATACCCATCATACCTTCAAAAATACTATCTACAGTATTCATTATGCGATACATTAAATTATCACTTAAATCATGTGCAGATTGATTATAGGTATTCCAATGGATTTCTCTGAGTTTACAATGTGCCCCTAATAACTCATTAGCAAATGTAACGAGTCGTAACATATTATTTGATAATCCTTGCTCAGATCCCTCGATAATCATGATAAAAAATATTAAAATAAATATAAGTGGTAGATATTGCTATCTACCACTCTTTACTTAAAGATTAACCTCCAACTACGTCAACAATCGGAGTAACGGTATTAGCCTTTACTGCATTGATTGCGGTTGTAATGTCTGTGATAACATCGGTTTCGTCTTGACAAAGAACTACAAGTTCTTTTTCTTGGGCTTGTACACCTTCACCTTCTTGAGTTTCGAAGAAATGAATGTTAAGAATGTTATAATTCTTAGTAGAGTCTACAAGATATTTAACATCCCAAGTGTAAGGGAATCCTTTTTGACGATAGATATCACCACGCTCACCCATAGCGAAGTACTCAAGATCTGCCATTGCAGTTCCATTACCTCTACCAGGATTAGCCATAGTAGTTTCGAAAGTTGCCCAATCGTAAACAGATTCTCCAGCTTTGGTAATAGGGAGGAGTTGAATTACATAATTGAGATTTCTTGCTTGCTTTTTACCAAGAACCCATGGTTGAGGTTGTTCAGTAATAACCAATTTGTCGGTTACAGCTTCTTTTGCAAAAGAAAGAGCAGGATAGTCTTCTCTAGCAAAGTTTGCATTACCAAGAGCTACTAAAGCATCTACGATAGTTGCAGCAGTATCACCGGCTTTTGCTCTATAAGCACCTACATGCTTAAATAGTTGATTTTCTGCAGATCCTGAACCCCAATCTCTAAAGAGAATACGGATTATGTAATCTTGGCCAGCTACGATATCACCAGCTACGATAGCCAGTTTGTCTGTTCTGTAGGTTTTAGCTACATAAGATAGAGCCTTAATAGATCTGATTTTGTCAAATGCAATCCTGTCAGATTTTACAGTCTGACCTGATGCATTAGTATACAAGATGTAAAATCCTGTATTTCCAGGCTCAGCAAGTACTTTTACGAAAGCACCAACAGCTGCTCCAGTTGCATCGGTGCTATTAGCAACGATAACTTGTTTTACATTGTGTGTTGAAAACATTGCCATGTTAATGAATGGATTAAATTAATTTACTTACTCTACTCTGTTATTTAAAGCTAGCTGAGTCTCTAAAGTATTTACTTTGTAATCTCTTGTAGCTAATTCTACTGCTCTATTGATAATCATATCAGCTAGCCAAGGATTTGATGCCACAATAGGTGGGATCGAAGCTGCTGAACTTCCTTCAATAGTCAGTCCTGACAAAATGTCAGTCAGAGTAGAAAGTATGATAGGTGGTTGTTTAGTAATATAAGTTGCACTATAAGATTGAATATCTCCATACGACACGAGTAATAATTCACGAGTCGTTGCACTATCAGAAGTTTCATCAAGTCTTAAAGCTCTATACTTGTTGGGCCGTCTATGTGGGTTTCCAATCAACACCCAGAATTCATCCTGAGCGATTGGTTTTACAAGAACAGGCAAGTTACTTTGATTAATAGACTCTCTCAAAATAAATTGCACTCCTTCTGGCAATATAACTCTATTAAATACAAACCCTGGTACCTGAGTAGTGGCTCCCTTAATAGGGCTATTCAATTCACTAGTTTTAATTAAAGTCAAAGACTTTGTTAATAGAGATAATAATACCTTCATTCTTTCGGTATCATCAACTGCTTCACCTTTAGAATTACCGTTATAAGCATTATAAATTATCTCCTTAAACGCTTGTGTTAAAAATAGAGATACTTCATAATCATTTAAACCGGGGGCTGATCCACTAAGAACATTGTCATAGTGGAGTTTAAATTTATGCCTTAATTCTTGTGCAGTTAACGCTCCCATAATTATACTTTATTTAATTTTATCTTAGCTTCTAACATAAGTTTCTTCTCCTGATTAGATGGTTGATTAAGATACTTACAAACATTAGAAAGAATTGGATCTTCATTTCCAGCACTTAATGGAGAATTATCACTAGTTAAATAATAAAAATCTCCTCGTTTTCTAATCAAACCAACCTCTACAGCTTCTTTTATAAGAACTTTTGTAGGAAGCATTTTATCTTGAGCTATACTTAAGAAATGTCTAGGATTTGCCTGCATTTGCCTAAATACTTGTGGCTTCAAGAAATCAAGTTTTACATTTGGACTTGTTGGACGACCTTCCAATGTTTCAATAATAAGTCTTAATGTAGATACATCATTTCCTATTTTTGAGAAGGCTTCAGAAGCTTCCATAAAAATTGTCATTGCATCTCTCGAAGTCTGAATTTCATCTTTTTCTGAAATCAATACAAATTGATAGGTTGCTTTTGGATAGTTATTTACTGTCTCTAAATTAGGGGCAATAAAATCTGTATTCGCCAACAAAATCTTATATTTAATATAATCTGCCGGAGCACTCAAGTCAAGATATGAATCTGATTTAGTCAGTCGTACTTGTTGAGAAGACCAGTAGTTATTTTCTTTCAAATAGACAGATAAAGCATTTTTAGGAAGGCCCATAGCGGCTTCTAAATAATCTTTCTCTTCATTTGTTAGGATATTTTTATATGCTCCATTACTTAAAATAGGAACTGTAAATACCCTAGTGGCTGTCTCAGCCATACCACCTGCTAACAGGTGTTTAGGATTTTGAATAAAACCAGTTTCTCTTCTTAAAAATCTTACAGTAATTTTTTCATTTCTAAGACAATTAATAAGCATTGGTTCTTCAGATTGTGCCTGTTTAGATCTAGTTCTAGTAACAGGTTCATCAAGTGGTTTAATCTCTACTGGTGTAAATACACTCTCATCTGCATTTAAATCCAGGCTTAGATCATCATTAAATTTCTCTCCCTTATTTTTCATAAATATTCCCTCTAAAAATTATTTGTTAAAAAAATAGGGTAGTGTAGTGTTACCCACACTACCCTTTTATATTGATTACGCTAACAAGTTAGGTATAAGGCTCATAGTTCTGGTAGGATCCAGAATAAATACACCTAGAGTACACATTCTATGGAAGACAGCTTTGTCTTCGTCGAATGACATATATTGGTTATTGTAGCTTCCAGTATATGGGTTTCTAAGACCCCACTGATATCCACGATACTCTTCTTTACCTTTAACTTTGGCAAGCTGAATGTTAGGAACTTCAGTTGAACCAATATAAAGAATGTCATATCTGTAAGACATTGCTACACCACCTTCTGGGTGCATGATTTTATTACGAACTGGATCATCATACAGTGGATCAACTTCAATAGTTACAATAACACCGTTAGGAGCTTTGTACTCTGTAAATTGATAACCTGCACTAAGAGCATTTGAGTGTAGAGCACTTTGAGTGCTAGAGATAGTGTTAACTGAAGCATTACCACCAAAGTAGTTAAATGCTGACCATCCTGATACTACAGTATTAACTGCTTTATGGAATTGCATAGCTCCTCTTTCACCTGTACGGAGAACGAAACGTCTTTCACCATAATTTAGTTTAGATACTGAAAGCTCATACAGAGCATCTTCAATAAGTTTAATATTGAAGTTGTTGTAATACATAGTATTACCATACTCCATTTGTTCACGGAGACCGGCTCCCATACGGATAACTTCACCTGATTTACCAATGTTGAGATACTCACCATTAGCATTACGGTTACTTCTACCATACATGATAGCATTTGATTTGTACTCAGAGAAAGTTTCTTCAAGTTTCCAATCAACATGGTGCATCCACATTGTATGTGTAACTTTCTTTCCAGAGTTGTCAAGTGCAGGGATACCTACCAGCATCTTCTTGTCAAGCATGTCACCACCTACTTCATCACCAATACGAAGAGTAGTCCACTCATTACGCATTGCGATTGGAGAAGTATATCTAGCAGCTCCTACTTTACGAGAGAAAGATTTTTCTACTGGAGCATATTCCCAGCTGAATCTCTTACCGAGAACAAGTTCTGAACCAGGCATACCAGTGGTGTTTCCACCCATAAGTTCTACCTTGTATACAGCGTTTGTACCTTCCAT